CCTCGGGCCTGGGCGCGATGGTGGTCAAGGTTTCGTCTTTGATATCGGCTCCACCAGAATCTATGCATGTGATCAAGATCGTGCAATTCAAGCCGCTCGTGGTAATGGTGGGCAAGGCGGTTAGCAACGTCGTACTAACTTTTGTGGTTGCGGCCACGAATGTGATCGTTTCTGAATTTATGGTCACGCTGCCCGCGCAATCCACACCAGACACGTTTATTTTCAGCCGAAAGGATACACTCGGCTTGGTGCCAGTAAGCGTTAGCGTGCTTGTGGATGGGCCATTAAATAGAACGTGATTCGACAAAGCGACCTTTGATGCCGCTTGATTTAGGTAATCATCGATCATGGAATAGGTCGCACTGCTCCAGCTATAAAAACTTTTAATAGGTCGTAAGCTTCCTGACAATGCAGGCCCTTCCATTTCGAAGATGTGCCGCGATTTCCATAGCTTTCAGATAGTTTGCCCACGGAGAAGCTTTTCACGCCCTGGTCTTGGAGCTTCCTGCGCTTCTGGTCTCCCGGGGATGAGACATAGAAATCGTATAGCGCAATTGCCTCTTCCACGCAAGCCCGTTTCACGTTTTCCGGCACAATGGGCAGACTTGTTCCTTGGTCCCAATCGATAGCTACGCCATTGATGACCCTAGGAAACTGAAGCTCTTGATAATCCGTTGTGGGCGAGGTCTGATCTATATAATAATATGAACTGCCTTTTAGGGGCATTGCGTCTATGATCCGCGTGGCCTTCTGTAAATACCACGTCTGCGCCGCATCCGAAGCCGCAAGCAAGGCTATTGCCGCTGCCCTTGGGTCACTTGCCAGCCTCGTTTCCAAATCTTGGATAGTCGTAATAGAGCTGGATGCAACGCTTGTATCTACCATTATAATCACCTAAAAATAATTTAGAGGCTCGCGGGAGTCTCTTTCTTTGGTTTCTTTGGCTTTTCAGCCATGCTTTGCTCGACCGCGAGCTTTGCAAGTGCGTCAGGCAGACCGATTTCGGTTCCCACTGGGATTAGCACATTGCCTAAGCGGGCCGGACGCTTCATCTTGACTGTTTCCATCACGACCACGTTCCCGTAGATGCCAGATTAATCCAGGCAGTGCCACTGCATATCAAGTGATACATGGAGCCAACCGCGTCGGTTGTGGTCTTGGTATTCGCACCATCTACCTGCTCAGAGCCTTCGCCATCAATGATCACGGTGTTTGCTAGAGGATCGGTCGCCAGGATCACGGTGATGATGCGGCCCTTATTATCGGCAGCAGTGGGAAGTGTGATGGTCTGCGAATTGACGCCCGTGCCATTACCAACCAGATAGAGATCTGCCCCCCCGTCTGTGATTGTGACATTGGTCGCCGTGGTGGTTGCCCGGCGCTTGTATTGGTCAGCGGTTACGATACTACCGGAATCGACTGTTATAGCGGCAGTGGTAGTTGCGCCATTGATATCCGCCGTGGCATTGACTACCAGATCGTTCGCGGTCAGATCATCGGCTATTCTGGCATCATCGGTTGAAGTGACCTGCTCGCCCTGGACCGTCCCCGATGCGGTTAAAGCCGTTCCTGCGACGGTCGCTGCACCGCTCACGGTTCCCGTGCCGGAAAGAACCACATTCTTATTAGCATCGAGCGTGATGTTTCGGGTGGTTGCCTCTCCATTGATGTCGAATGCGCCAGTGCCAGAAGTGAAGGTCTTCGTGCCCGAGATCGTCACGTTTCCGCCAAGTGTATACTCACCAGTTGGACCTTTGAAGTAGCCGGTCATGTTGCTGAAGTCAACAACTCCGGCCCCTGCTATGGAATACCAATCATAACCCGCACCAAGCGCGATGTCCTCAGAGAACACTCCGTTGCTCACATTGGTGCCCACTCCGAGAGTTCCGTCAATGGTGAAATCCCCAGTAAAATGCCCATTATCGGCATTGACATCGCCCGTAGTGTTATAATCCGCACTTCTTGGATACCAAGTACTCTGCGCCCCTGCCATGCCGATAAGCAGCATGACCAAAAAGATAGAAAGATATCTCATCTCTCCACCTCACGGCACCAGAATAGAGAATGGATACCTGCTTGCATCGGTTGTCTGCACCTGGTTCTCCGGGTTCGGCAAGGCCCATCCAAGACGGCATGTAACCCTCATGGCGAGCATGTCCTGTTGCAACAGGTTGAAGACCACAGTACCGGAATCATTTGTGATGACACCGGTATCGAAGATCTTGTAGGTAATGTCTTGCCGCCACGCATAGACGGCCTTCTGCCAGTCGCCTGCAATAAGCAGAGCAGCAGTTGAATCAAGTGCTCCATTCTTCGGGAATGCGACGGGCACGCCTGCCAGGGAGTACTTGGTGGGGGAGGTCATATCGGGTTGGAAGATGAACTGCCCGTTTGCGTCTCTCAGGCCCCTGAGTGCCGCCTTCTGGGAGAGTGCGCCAACCACGCCATTCACATCATAGCCATCCACCTCAACCAGATTGAACAGGCCACCTTCTGCAAGAATTGCGTCTGCGAGATCGGTGAAAGTCTTTCCAGAGCCCACGGAAGCGGACTTGTCAATTGCCTGTGACTTGCTGGTAGCATCGGTCACGATGCCGTTTGGCCATGAGGTGGGTTTGTTGGTGCCGTGGATGATTGCCGCATCAATGGCTTTAGCAATAGCCTCTGCGAGCCTTGGAGCGGTTTCGCCCCATATGTCATAGCCGCCGCCAGCCGCATCGTCTATGACAGCCGCCGGAATGGGCACAATAACCGCAAGTTCCTCGGCGGTGATGGTGCTATATGTCCAGTTCTGCTTTGTGGTCTTCTTCAGGCCCTCGGAATAGGATGAGCCGGTGCCATCGCCAGATTCGGAAGACAGGAAATACGCAGACGGATACAGGCTCATGACAGGAAGCTGCCTGATCTTGGTAGGCATATCGTTGAGTCTGGTCATCCTGGGGAGTGTAAAGCTGCCCTCGATTGCCGTCTGAATGATCTCCTTAGCATACTCAGTGGGAATTAGGTTGCTAACCCCACTTCTCGTAATTATATTATCATAGTCACTCATGTGAAAATACCTCGCTTATCGGCCACCTCGCCCCGCTGCCTGCAAAATCTGGGCATTCATGAAAGCGTGCTTATCTGCCGCGTCGTTACTGCCCGCCGGCGTGGGGTTGCCGATTGATTGTTTTTTGCTTAACTTGGCTCCAAAATCGGTCGCAATGGACTCGATGCTCTTGGTAATAGACTCTTCGTCCTTGCCAGTCACGTATTTCATCAGATGACTTGGGAGTCCCTGACCATCTTTGGTTCGGAAGTCGCTGAATAACTTGGTTCGAAGCTCAACCGCGCCAAGTTTCTCAACTTTCTTGCTTAGGGCATCCTTTTCCTTGATAGCCTCATCGCGTTCCTGCTGGAGCCTCTGCGATTCCGTGAGCTTGGACTTCTCGATATCCTTGAGTTTGGTCTTCAGCTCATCATAGTCCTTGTATCGCTCCCTTTCACGCTGCCTTTCGGCGGCAAGGAGCTTACCGAGCTTTTTCTGTTGCTCGGGAGTAAATTCTACATCAGATTCATTCGGCTCTGACGGGTTTGCCGCAGCCTCAGTGTGATTCGCTGGCGGCTGAGTCCCGCCATTAAGCTCTTGTTCTGTCATGGACATTCACCCAACTTTTACGCAAGTTAGCAGCGAGATGCATCGATAACGGACGATGCAATGACCGAGTTATAGACTAATTATTATCAAGAAAAATATAATTATTTGGATTGCGCATCTCTGCATAATTCAACTTTTCTGATTGAAATGATGCTATCGAATGGGGCAAAGAAAACGATTTCGTTGTTCCTTGTCATTCGGACGTAGGGAGAACATTCTATCCCGCAAATATCAACCTCATCGGCTTCAACGCTCTGAGTATATTCTGCGCCCGCTAATTGAATTTCATACATTTTTAACACCGCCGCCCGGAAGAAGTCGAACGTTTATCGTCAGCGCGTCGAGATCGTCACTAAGCACCGAATCTGCGATTTGATACTTATCTTCCATCGCGAGAACCCGCACTGATATTTTCTGCGGCTATTTTCCATTTACCGACAGTGCCAGTGGGCACCGTAACATCAACATTTAGAATTTTTGACATCTATTATTGAGAAAAATATTATTTGGGCTTAGGCTTCTTGCCTTTGCCCTTGGGTTTACATGCCATCAGATCACCACTTACACGATCGTATTCCAAACGCACGGGGTCCCGTGCCTTCCCAAGTGTGACTTCCTCCCATGCCCCTGAAGGGGCAGGGCTTCCTACGTCATCGATCGGCCTTGGGTTTCATTTATTTCTTGCATGGCATTCGATATCCTTTCTTCCGAATATCCACGTTCACGCATGGCGTCTTGTGGAGACATCGCGCCAGAATTCACTAAAATTCCTTGTCTCTGCGCTTGTTCTTGCGCGTCGTCCGGAAGCCCATCCCGCCAATTAATGCTTATTTCTTGCGGCGTAATTGCAATGCCTTTCAGCGTTGCCAGCAGCCAAATGAGCTTTTTAAGGGCCGGATCAATGTTCAGGCGCAGGCGTTCGACTCTCTTCAACGGGGCCATCATGCGGAGGCGAATGGAGGTGCCGGATTCTGCAGTGCCGCTTATGGATTGCCCAAATGCTTGAGGGCACGTCTCTGATAGAGCATACAACTGATCCATCAGGAATTCAATTTCTTGGAAGCTGGCAGTTAGTTGCCCATCCCAGGTGATATACTGAGGCGGGCTTTGGCCTTCTTCCACAGGGAAGACTCGCAGATTGCTGTCATAATGCAATTCGCCAGTTTCTGGATCTTTTGAAACAGAGTCCACTGGTACCGAAAACGCGGGCTCTGAATGGCTATCCAATATTCGGCCAATCCTGGTAAGTCTCGTCTCAAGCCGCTTGATTATTGGATCGAGTGGCGTATAATCGTCAATGCCGAACTGGTTTGTGGTGGTGGTGAGATTGCAAAAGGGAGTGAGCAAGAAGTCATCTATTCCGGTATCATCAACTTCTATTTCGTACGCCTCGGATGCTATCTTATTGTCCTTGATCGCATACTTTCGCGTCTCTACTTCGCCTTTCCTATGAATCTCGCAATGTAAGTAGGTCTGCAAGATGTGGTCCACAAAAACCGATGTGGTCCAAGCAAGTAGCTGCTCTGTCACCTGCCCAGACGCGTCTGTGATAGGGAACCAACGAGAAGGCGCAACCGCCTGAGCATGAACATCGCCATCATCGGACTTATAAGCTTTGATTGGCCCGGCCCCAAAACGAGACATGTCGAGCAGGGCTTTGTAAGTTTCCTGCCAAGTGCTCGAATCGATTAGCAATTGATCTATGGCCTTCTGGTTCGTTTCCGATACTTTGACTTCGGGCAATTCACCGATAAGCAGATCGGGCCACAGGGTTGAAAGCCTGCGATGCCAGTTCAGAATCATGATGATTTTCATGTGCTCGGCTGCATTGGCGTGGAAGAGGCGCATCAGGCCGGTATAGACGGCGGTATGATTGCCGTCAAACAGGTTTTCGTTCTGTTTATACAGAGTTAAGCGTGGCTTTTCGGCTTCGGGAGGCCAAACAAGACCTTTTTGGAGAATAGAATCTATGTTATAAATCATGTGAACCGTCGCCTAATAGCTCGCCTAATAGCTCGCCTAGTAGCGTATCGTAATGCATCGCAGCAATGGTCGTTCACTTTGAGAGGAGCATCTTTGCCTTGCTCCTGAACCTTTGAATCCCAACGGTAATTAGCAAGTTCTTCGATTAGATGCTTACAGGATGCATGAATAAGCAAAGAACCATCAACAAGCAAAGATGCTACGTTCCTTATTCCATCTAAGACGCTATGATCTGCATCATGTACCATTGTTTGACCGTCCCGCCGGAGCTGGAGCTTGAAACTTGCGGCAGATGGATCAACTTCAATGGCAGACGGATTCCATCGTCCGCCTTCCCTCAATAGAAACGTTTTGAATTCAGCCGAAAGTTCTTTTTCGGTCTTGTC